ACACGTCACCCCTGAAGTTGGTCAGGAACATGGAGTCGCCCACCACGTTGTAGACCTGACCGGCCGCGCGCTGCACAGCGTCACGCAAGACGAGAGCCTTGTATTGCTTCCCGGCCTCCATCGTAACGTCACGGTCGAGCTTGAGCACCGATGTGGTGGAGCCGGCTTCCAGACGCCCTGCGACCGCCCAATCGGTCATGTCGTGCTGCACGTAGATCAGATCGCCCACCGAACAGGCAACGGCTTCAAGCGGCGCGGAGAAGTTGACCGTCTTCAGGATATAGCGGTTCAGGTTGAGCTGGAACTGCGCTTCCTTGTAGACGGTTTCGTAGTCGGTGACGCCATAAAGCGTGATCGCGGACGTGCGCTGCTTGGCGCCGGCCGTCAATGCGGCCGGATCGTAGACCTTGACGGTGCGCTGCTTGTAGTTGTCCGTCTTGTCAAAAAAGGTCACGTCGATTTCGTTGGCGCGGTCCGTCATGCCGAGCCAGGTTTCCTTGTAGGAGCCCTCGATCATGTTCGCCACCGAGAACATCATGATCGGGTCGCCAGGCTTTTCCGTCACGATCGTGTAGCGGGTGCCGACGTTGACCAGCTGCGAGTGGCCCACGCGCAGCACCAACTGGGTGGCGTCCCAGACGTTCATCTCCGAGTCGATCGGCCCGTTCCACTGCAAGCCCTTGGCGTCGCAGTAGGCGGCCCAGGTCTTGAACGCCTCAAAGTCGAGGCGGTTGGTCGGCATGGCGCCACCGTAGCGCAGGTGGGTCAGAATGTCCCAGACGATCCAGGCGGGGTTCTTCGACGCAGCGTCATACCACTGATCCGCGGTAGAGGACGCCAGCGGGCGGCCGTAGCACTGCACCAGGCGGCCGCCGTTCAGGAACGTCACCTTCGGCATGCTGGCGATCTGGTCGCTCAGGCGAATCTTCAGAGCTACCAGCGCGGTGTGCGGGTAGGTCATCGTGTCCAGCGTGATTTCGTTCACGTCGGTCAGGTAGATGTCGTCCAGGATCGTGTCATCTTTCGAGTCCGCATCAAGGCGACGCACGCGCACCTCGTATTTGTCCGCCGTCATCTTCGGCGTGGTGAACGAGCGTCGGACAGCCGTCCCTTTCTTCTTGCCGGAGATGCGGGTGACGGTGCCGTAGACGGGCACGCGTGCCGTCAGCGTGCTGCCGTCCACGGTAGGGCTCACGCCGGACAAGTATTCAAGCTGGCCCGGATCGTCAATCTCGCCATAGGCGTTGCGCCAGTTCAGCGCCGACCAGTCCGTATATTGGATCGAGCCATCGTGGCCGTAGGTATAGGCGCGACCGGTTGCCGTGTCCATGAAGACGCCGGACTCACCCGAGAAGGTGCCGTCGGCAGTCTCCCAATTCACAATCTCGGAAGTCGAAGTCATCGGCTTCCAGTCAGCGTCAGAGCCGCCGTAAGGGCGAATCTCGACCGCCAGCGAAACTTCGTGGGTCTTGGCGTCGCCCGACTTCTTGTCAATCTCGCACAAGCCTTGCGGCGCGACGAAGTCCAGGCGGATCTTGTCCACGGCCGATTCGGTGTGCGCGTAATACCAGTCCGTTGTGAGCTTCTGGTTTTTGTTCTGCGCCGCGATGTTCTCGTTGAACCACGGAATCGGGGTCTGGTTGGCGACGCCCAGACGCGTCTGCACCTCGATGTCCTTGTAATCGGTCACCGGATTGTCGTTGATCTGAACGTCCGAGAGTGACGCGACCGGGCCTTCGCCGGCGGCCAGCAGAATGTAGAGGATTTGGTTGTCGTCGGCGATGTTATCGACGTGCATCCCGATCACATTGCCGGCCTGGCGGAATTCACCGTAGCAGACCGGAACGGGAATGCCCTCGACGGACGTGTTCTTGGCGCCATCGACGCCGTAGCTGGCACTGTTCTCGCTGCTCGCCTTCGGCGTTGGCTTCGGCGGCGCGAAGATGGCGTGAACCAGCATGGCGCCGGCAATGGAGATGCCCGCCTGAATGATAGCGCCGCCCACGGTCAGCGCGGTGCCTGTCAGCCCCATCGCGCCAGCCAGCGCTGCGCCGGCGCCTGCGGTTACGATGGAGATTGCAATGATGGCGATGATCGACAGAATGCCCTTACTGCCACCGCCGCCCGCCGGCACCGGGCAAACCACGACGTTGTCGGTCTTGTCCAGGTAGGTGTGGCCGAACTCGTTCTTCTCGACGATCTTGCCGTTGATTGAGATTACGACCTCGGTCGCCTGAAGCGGGAAATAGGCGGCCAGCGTCTTGGTCGGCTGCCAGGCAAGTTCCTCGCGCACGAACTGGCGCGGGTCGAGCGGGTTGGTAATGCGGATCAGCGGGATCAACACCGGCGCCAGGGCGACGACGTTCTCTTTCGCCTCACGACGCGCTTTCTTCTGCTGCTTCTTAATTGCCGACATGCTTATAGAACCCCACGGTGCGTTGTTTCCAGTCTTCCAGGCGCGCGATGGATGCGCCGCCCGCTTTTTCCCAGCTATGGATCATGTGATGCGGCGAGATGAGGTAGCCGACGTGCGAAACGAAGCGCCCTACCCGGAACAGCACGACTGCGCCAGCCTGCGCTGGAACCTCTTGCCACTGCGGCAGGGTCGCTCCCATCATTGCGGCAACGAGCGCCTGGTCGTCGGCAAACCCGAAGTCGGGCAGCGTCACGCCGTCGCGGCGTGCGCACTCCATCACCAGGCCGTAGCAGTCGAACTTGTCTGGGCCGCGTCCTCCGTATTCGAACGGCGTGCCGATCAGGTCGGAGAAATCAGCCATAGTTCACGTCCCGCGAGTTAATTCCCGGGAAGGCGCCAAAGTGGATGACGTTCTGGTGCGCCGCGCAGCCGTTCGCCCCCTTCAGAGACAGGTCACAGGAAGGCATCGAGCCGGTGTAGCCGCACTGCTCGCCCTTGTAGCGCCACTGACAGTAGTCCTTGGTCTGACGCCGACGAGGAAAGGTCCTGGCGATGTTGTTCTCGGCGCCAAGCGAGAAGGTGCATTCGTAGTTGCCGCTTTCGGCGCCAACCACTTCGAAGTTCTCGACAATTTCAGGCGGCTGGTTCAAGGCGCCGGCATTGACGACCATGATCCCGACGTTGAAGCCGACTCCGCCGCCGTAGTCCTGCATTCGGCGCTGCACGGTGCCGGTGTAGTCCTTGATGCCCAGCTTGATGCTCTGCTGGCTGCCGGACTCCTCCTTCAGCTCGATGTCAAAGTTGGCAGGCTGGTATTCAAATCCATTGAACGTGATCGCCTCGGTGTTCCGGACGATGTGCAGCGTTTCGACCTTATCGCTGGTCGCCGGGTCGATCACGTCAATGTCAAGGCAGATCAGCCAGGGCGTGTCGGAAGAAAGCCGGTTCTTCTCGACAACGCTGGCTACGGAGAGGGATTTTGTCATAGTGACTGGATTATACTCAGTCACCACTGACTTATCAACAGGTTACGCCTGTTCCAGCTCCACCGACACGTCCCAGAGTTGGGCCTCGCCAATGCCGACATACTTGAATGTCAGCGCCTGAGAGAAGCGCACCTGATAGACGACCTGCTCGATCGGGTCTTTCCAGTCAAAGATCGCGCTGCCGCCGCGCACCTGATCGTAGAAGGCTTCCAGAATGGCGCGGTCGGCATTGCCGATCGAGCTGTAGCCAGTCTTGAACTTGCGGCGCGGGCGGCGCGTGTGCTTGGCGCGCGACACCACGTAGCCGCCCTCCATCTCGGTCTTCAGCGCCGGGTCTTCCCGGCTCACCTCATAAAACCTGGAATCCTGGCCCTTGCTGGTGGTTGGGAATACTGGGTTCGTCATTTCACTGCTTCCTTCAGGTTTTGGCGGAACGGGCCAGGCTGATTAGCCGCCGTCATCACCACGTCGAGAATGTATGCCTTGCCATCGAAGCGCGCGCCGCCCTGCTGGGCGTTCACGGCCTGGTTGGTTTGATTGATCACGTTGACCTGCACCGCGGGCGCGGCGGCAACGGCTTGCTGCTGTCCACCGCCCTTCATGGTCACAGGGATCGAGCGGCCATCCGGCAGCGGGACGAACGCTTCATTCATGTCGCCCTCCCCGTAGATCGCCACCTGCGGACGATTAGCAACGCCACCGTTCGCATACTTGCGCAGCTCCATAGCGCCCATACTGGTCATGATGCCGCCGCCGGCGAACAGCTCGTTGGACGGGGCTCCCGACTCAGCGCCCGCCGCGCCACCGCCGAAGTAGGCCGAGGCGGCGGCACCAGCAAAGCTGAGCAAGCCGCTGCCGCTGCCGCCGGCATTCATGGCCGCCTGGAGCATGGCGTCCGACATCGCTTGCGCAGCGAAAGTCGTTTGCGCCAACATTACGGCCAGGTCGCTCGCAGCCGTTGCAGCGATCGAGTCAGCGGAGGCGCGCGCGGTCGTTGCTGCTGCCGCCGAGCTGTCGCCGGCCGAACTGAATACGTTCTTTTTCACCCAGTCGCCGCCTGCGTTAGCCAAGTCCTTGAGCGGGTCGGCCAGGGTTTCTTTCAGCTTCGCGTTGGCGATGTCGGTCAGCACGCCCTTAATGAAGTCGCCCACCGCCAGGCGACCGTTGCTAAGCGAGCCGGTCAGCATGGACACGAAGCTACTCGCTGCGCTGGCGCCGATGTCGTCCACGGCCCTGCCCACGTCCTTCCAGTCGCGGGTCATCTTGGCGGTGGCCGACTCCATAGCGCGAGCCTCTTCCTCGGCGCGGATCTTGCGGCGCTCCGAATATGCAGTCTCCATGCCATCACGGACTTTCGCGAAGCGGGCCTGAATGTCATACACGTCCTGCGCCGTCGTAGCGGTCGCAATATCGGCGTCGCGCGTTTTCACCAGCGTGTCCATGTGCATCTTGAACACGCTGTCTTCCTTCTCGCGTGCGGCCGTCAGCTCGGCACTGATGCGCTCTTTCTCGGTCGCCAGGAGCCTGGACGCCTCGGCCTTGTTCTTTTCGCCGTAGCCGGCGGAGAAGTTCGCGCCATCAGCTGCCGCCTGCTGGAACAGGGCTTCGTTCTTGGCCTTATTCCATTTCTGGAATGCAGCCGTGCCGGCGCCGATGCGGCTCTCTGCGGCCGCCATCTCTCGCACCAGCGCGCGGAATGCGTCTGTTTGCTTGGCGATACCACCGTCGGCCAGGCGCTCGATTGCCGCATCAGCTTCGGTCGTGCGCGAGGCCATGCGCTGATTTGCGAACTCGACCGCCTTGATCTGCTCGGCCAGCAGCATCTTCTGGAAGGTTTCTTCCTTCAGGGCGACAATCTTCGGATCGTCGGCGCCCGGGCGGCGATCTTTATCGTGGTTCGGGCTGAACTCGTCGGCCTTGCGCTTGCCCTCGATCAGCTCGGCGGCCTGGCGACGCAGCGAGTCGACCGTTTCGGCACCCAGCACGATCGCATCCAGCTTCTCGTGCTGCGCTGCGATTTCGCCCTTGGCGTTCTCCAACGCCGCGTTCAGCGGGTCGCGATCCTTCTTAGGCTTATGCGCCGGCTGGAACATGCCCTCGGTGCTGGTCGTGCTGGTGTCAGCGTCGGCATCTTCGCTCGGGTCATAGCCGTGCGCGACCCCGCCCTTGCCTTTTCCAGCCTTGGCCGCCTTCTTTGGATCGACTGCGGGGGTCTTGGCGGCCTCCTGCTTGGCCGTCGTGGTAATGCGCATCTGCTTCTCGTAGGCAGCCAGTGCCGCGCGCTCACCCTCGATCTGCGCCATGCCCTTTTTGTATTCGTCGTCACTGTCGATGTGCAGGAAGTTGCGCACGCCCAGAGATTTCTCCTTGGTCGCGAGCATCAGCCGCTTATACGCCAGCTCGATGTCCAGGAACATATTTTGCAGGTGCTCGCTAACCATCAGCGTGCCGACCTTCAGACCCGACGCCCAGGTGCCGACCATGGTGCCGATATCCCAGGCCAGCAGCACGCCTGCGAACACCTTGAACACGGAGCCAAGCCCTTTGATCATGCCGCCGGCGAAGCTCGCGGCCCCGCCCACCTTCGGCGCGATACCCAAGAAGGCGCCCAGCATGCCCAGCAGGCCGCTGCCGCCGAACATGCTCATGAAGCCCTGCACGCCCAGCAGCAGACCGCCGAAACCAGCAGCGATCGTTGTCAGGGTGGCGGCCATCGGGTTGTTCTGGGCAAAGTCCTTCACGCCGTCGATTAGCTTGGTGATCCACTCCAGGCACGGCTGCAAGATCGGGATCAGCACGTCGCCGATCACGATGCCAAGGTCGGTCAGCGATGCCTTCGTCTTATCGACGGCCACGCCCCACGACTTCATCGCCTCCTCATGGCTCTTGCTGTAACCCGGTGCGGCCTTCGCGGCGTC